GTTCAAATCTTGAAACAAGCTGTTGAAGCCAAGACTCGCAAATTGCAAGCTCGTTGGACTTTTGAAGCCGCTCAAGATGCACAAGCTATGCATGGTATCGACGTTGAAGCCGAAATCATGGCAGCTCTAGCACAAGAAATTACAGCTGAAATTGACCAAGAGATTCTATTGAGCCTGCGCTCATTGGCTTCTACTGAGTTCACATACAACCAAGCTACTGTTTCAGGTACAGCTACATTCGTTGGTGACGAGCATGCCGCATTGGCAGTTCTGATCAACCGTGTTGCTAACTTGATCGCTCAGCGTACACGTCGTGGTGCTGGTAACTGGGCTGTTGTATCTCCAGCTAGCTTGACTGTTCTTCAGTCTGCTACTACTAGCGCATTTGCACGTACCACAGAAGGCACATTCGAAGCACCAACAAACACCAAGTTTGTTGGTACATTGAACGGCGCTATGCGTGTGTTTGTTGACTCTTATGCTTCTGACTCAACACCGGTGTTGGTTGGTTACAAAGGTTCAAGCGAAGCTGACGCAGCCGCGTTCTACTGCCCATACATTCCGTTAATGAGCAGTGGTGTTGTTCTTGATCCATCAACATTCGAACCAGTTGTGTCATTCATGACACGTTACGGTTACATTGAACTTACTAACACAGCAAGTTCTTTCGGTAACGCTGGTGACTATGTTGGCGAGATCGCTGTACAAAACTTATCATTCTCCTAATCAGAGAACTACCCAGGGATGGGAAGAAGGAAAAGGGCCGAAAGGCCCTTTTTCTTTACTACTAAAAATTCTAGTGCATCTTGTTGGTCAGTCAATAGAGGCCTAGACAATAATTAAATTTAACGACCTAATTTTCTTCAACTCCAAAATCTTTTTTGGCCTGTTCCCAAACTTTGCGTGGATTCATAATACACCAAGCACCAATAATAAACGGTGCTATAATCATAAACAATAATTTCTTATACCATGTCATCATTCTTCAACTCCGAAATGTTCTTTAAGATGATTGCCTTCTTCAATAGTCATATCAAATGCATCACGCAATTCACTAATACATTCCCGCACAATTAACTCGGCAAACTTTTCTAACTCTGGGTACGGAGTATTCTCAAACACACCGTTTCCATATTCGTGGGCGTGTTCATCAAGTATTTTAACTAAACCAGCCTGTTCAGCAAGTTGTTTAATTCGCATTTTAGTCAATGATTGATTACGACCCTTTGCAAAATTCTCATATTCTTCTTGTGTGCCTTCACGATAACCGCCATCACCTGCATGGATATCACCCCCAGCTTTGATATTTTTGTTCATACATCAATCTTTAAAATTTTTTTAACTTTAACTAAATCTAGACCAGGATTACAAGCAGGTATTGCGTTGTACTTTTTGTAGAATTCTATCAACAAATCTAATTCTATTTCTTTGCAGTAACTAGGGTGCATAGGAAGGTAAGCTTGATAAACGTGATCAATTTTATCTGCACCAAACTTTTCTTTAAACACAGTACCGCAACCATACGGACTGAGCCTTGGGTTTCTCACCGTTCCTTTAAAATCTGTGCGTCTACCAAGCATGCTATTTCTACTAGTAGCTCTACTCTCTCCAATATAAATCACTGCTGGATCTAGTAAATCGGCTGAACCAGAAGGTACACCGTTTTCAAATACTCCGTATATGTAACAGCCTGGATGAGATTTGTCAAAACCCCACGTTTCGTTCCAGGATTCATCAATTTGATGCCAGGTTGTGAATTCTGTCAAGCTGGGCTTTGATGTTGCAGTTACTTGTGCAGTAAATGCAGATTTACCACTGATTTCGGCACACTTGAACAAACTGTAAGCCAGTTGGTTTACATTATCACAGTGAGTAAACACTTGATATAACTGTTCTTCAGTCAAGCCATGATTTCCTGAACCGGCACGTACATTTTGTGCAAGTATTCTTGCAAGTTCTTGCATTAAAATCCTTTTGTTTATTATAAACTATTTAGGCAATATTGTCAATAATTTTGGTTAAATAGTGTTGTGGCCAAAATATTTTATACACCCCCGGGATACTCAGGTACTGCCCAATTAACAGCATCAAATGGACTTGATATAGAATCTCAAGCTCGTTGGCGTTTCAGTGAACAAGGATACAACGACGGAGCAACCTTTGGTGTCAGCCTTAGTTGGCCAGATAAAGCAGTCGGTGAATTCAGCTACGGTCAACCAGCACAAAAGATCAAACCTGAATCGTCAGGCATATTACATGTCAAAGGCACAAATTGGCCTATAGCAGTAATTGGAAATTCTTTACAGTCATACACCAATCCAGACACCAGCGAAACTTATCCATCTAGTCAATGTAGAATTTTGGTGTCAGGATACTGGCAGGTTAATCGCCAGCCAAATAGCAATTCATGGAACTCTCAAGGAGTTTTTTATAAAGGGTTAACTACCACAGATCTTGGCGACAGGGACATGGATCCGTATCTGCTAAACTATAACTCACCAACTGTAACTTATGTAATTCAAGGGTCTGATGTTGATGGCGGCGCCCAAGATACATTTACCACACATGAATTTTTTTGCAGGTGTGAACATAGCACTACTAGCAATAACTCAAACAGGGAATATCAATCTAACGCAATTGCTCAACCTATATTTTTTTACACATATAGCATGAGTTGGGAAATTGAAGTTTAACATAAATATCATACACAACGCAATTCTGCGTTTTATGCTGATGAATAACATCCAACAGCGTAGCGGCTAGAACCCGCATCGGACTTCTTTAAGGAGAAAACAAAATGGGTCGTCCTCTAAAAATTAAAAAAACAACAACCAAAGACATTGGTTTTAACAGCGTTGGTTCAACAATCAATCCAGTATTTCCTAATACATTAAATTCTGCACAGTTCTTGGGTGTAGTTGGTGGTGCCAGCACTAACGTTGCAACAACAGCATACCCAGTTATTAAGTGTGTTGCTTATATTGCCAGTGACAGCCAATATCGTAATGCATTTATTGTTCGACAAAAAGGTAACACCAAGTATATGGTTGCCGCAGTAAACGCAATTCAAGATGAAGATATTGTAGCTGGTAACACTTACTACATTACCACCGTGGGAACTACAAACTGGAAAGGTCTAGGCGGACCATCAAACGCCGCTGTTGGCGATGTATTCACTGCCACAGCCAGCGGCAGTGGTTTAACAACTACTGGTGTGGCATATTTGGTTGGTACTTGTGTATTAGCTGATGATTCAACTCCAGCATCCGGTTATATGGCTATTATTATGGAAAGCAATGACAGCGCACAAGTTAACATTGCTAAGTTAACCAACAAGTGGGCCATTGACTACAGCGATGTAAGATATGTTATCAACTTCTTCACTGATGAAGGATCAGAAATTAAATCTGGTACTGTTGGTGTAACTAATGCTCTTGCAATGGCTGAAAGTTTTACTAGCTAATTCTTTACCACCCAGGATCCTCCTTGCTACATAGTTAGGAGGATTTTTTATGGCTGCATTTGTTTTGGGCAATGGCGTAAGCAGACGCCCTATTGATGTTAAGTATCTAACTACATTAGGATCTGTCTACGGGTGTAATGCATTGTATCGTACAGATACCCCCACAGTTTTAGTTGCCACAGACGTACCTATTAGTCAGATAATTCAAGAATCAGGATATAGTGCCAAACACAGATTTTATACACGTAAACCTATTCCCGGACTTGGTGCAGTTCAAATTCAGAAAAAATATTACGGGTTTAGCTCGGGACCTATTGCTATGTCTATAGCTGTTGAGGATTTTAACAACCCAATATATTTGCTGGGATTTGACATGGGGCCGTCGGAATCGGGTAAATTTAATAATCTGTATGCCAATACTGAGTTTTACAAAAAGTCTGATGGGTATCCAACGTTTACCGGTAATTGGGCCAGGCAAATGGCATCAATAATTCAAGAGCATAAGAATATAACTTTTTACAGAGTTCAAGGAGATACAACGTCACCAATAAAGGAGTTTGATAAGTTGCCAAATTTGACTCATCTACCTTTTACAGACTTTGTAACCCGAATAAATAATCCAAAGGATCTCTAAATGTCTACTTACAAACGCTCGGATGGTGATTATTACATTGTTACTATAAACTCAGATGACAATGTACATATCCAAACTAACACAGTTAAAATACAAGGTAACCTTGATGTTGTGGGTAACATTACCTACATTGATACTACTGAACTTGACATTACAGATCCATTCATTACACTAGCGGCCAACAACAGTGGAGCATATTCTAATATTGGTATCATAGCCCAAAAAACATCAAACACCTTTGCTGGCCTACGTTGGAATACTACTTCTGGCTCCTGGCAAACATCTCCAGATAATGTTACCTGGACCAACATTGCCACAGGCAATGTTGTAAGCGCGGCAGCTGGTTCAAACACTCAGGTACAGTTCAATGACAACAATAATTTTGGTGCCAATGTAAACCTTACCTATGATTATGCAACATCAAAATTAACAATTCAAGGACATCAGATCTATGGCAACATTGGCACAAGCCCATCATCGGTGGCCAATTCTGTAGCTGTTTATAACAAAGCTGAAGGCAGTGGCGGCACTGGATTGTATGTTAAAAGCTCAACTGTTGATGACGAACTAGTCAGCAAAGGCAAAGCCATTGTTTACGCTATTATATTTTAAGGAATCAAAATGACAATCTCAACATCACTAGTTGGAAACACAGTTGGCAATGTGTATGCCAGCTCAGGAAATACTGCTATAACCTGGTTAACCATCAACAACTATACGTCTGGTAATGCACTGGCCAATGTACACGTTGTTCCATCGGGCGGCTCAGCCAACGCACAAAATCAAATTTTAACAAATTTAGAAATTACAGCCAACGACACTTACCAGTTGTATACCGGCGGTGAAAAACTGCTGTTAAACACAGGCGATACTGTCAAGGCTGTTGCCAATGTTGACGCTACGTTAAACATTGTAGTAAGTTACACAACAATTTAATGGGAACATTTGTTAAAAATCGTCAACTACAGTCAGGTAGTTCAGGTGTTGTATTACCAACAGGTAGCACTATTAATAGACCCCTGACTCCGGTATTTGGATTAATTAGATACAATACTGACCTGGCTTCGATTGAATTTTTTAACGGAACACAGTTTATTAATTTAACAGCTCCTGGAGAAGTTGACTATGTAGTAGATTCTTTTGTTGGAGACGGAACAACTTCAATCTTTACCATGAGCATTGAAGAAAGCTCGGCTTCGCAGATTATTGTTTTTGTT